AAAGACGCAATATTTTGACTAGGAGGAGCAACCGACGGACCCTTCATTTCTGGGCGTGTAATGCGTTGCTCATTAAAAGGATTACCCTCACCATTATCCATTTCCATACCGCGTGCCGACATAATATCCGGACGATTTATTATATTTTGCACTCTTTGACTGCGTTCAGGTAATTTAGACTCGACTGGTGGCGGTGGCGGACCCGAATTTACATTTGGGGGCATAGATGCTCCAAAACCAGGGTTAGCACCGTTATTTCCAAATAGTCCATTCATAAATCCGCCTAATCCCGGTTTAGATTGACCCATTGTATTAACTGCTGCCTGAGTAAATTGCTTCATTAATTCTGGATTTTGACGCATAATATCATCCATACCTGGCATTGAAGATTTAAATAATGTATTTGACATATGAATCATCATACCGGAACCGCCTAATTGAAACAATAATTTTAATTCGGGAGACATTTTCGCTTTAGATTTATATTTTTCGTGTAATTCGGCAAAAATTTCATCATATTCATCAATATTTTCATTTATTTGCTCTCCCCAACCATCAAGTTTAATATCAAAAGGGTCAAATTTATTATTTAAGAATTCTAACCCGGTTATACAAGCCATCAACATTTTTCCTTGAAACTTAATCGCATTAGATTTTTCTTTTTCCGCAATAATAGTTTCATATTCTCCGATCATTTCATTTAAATTGGAATCCATATTATAGCGCTTGCTAAGCGTAACCCCCTTTTTCTCTAGGTCTTCTAACTTTCGTAAATATTTGAATTTTTCTTTTAACTCCTCTTCTTTAGTTAATTCGGGTTTTTCTTGTGCCTTAGTTAAATTTATAGGCACATTATTGAATTTACCAAATCCATCCCAAGTTTTATTTTCATTCATATTTGCCGTTGATTTACCCAAATTTATTGGATCATTATCATCATTCTTTGTAACTGGTTTAATATTGGCACCATTATTCTTTGAATCACCGCCAAATAACCCTCCAAAAATAGATTTTTTATTAGTTCCCGTTGATTGCCCATAATTTATTTCTTTTTTATTACTAGTATTACTATTATTACTATTATTATTAGTATTAGTATCGGTATTTAACTTTAGTTTGTCATCAAAATGTCTTGAACTGTTATTATCTGTTAAATCATTTAATTCATTTTCTAAAGTAGTAATATCTTCAATATCTATTGAAGTTGATGTTTTTTTTTCATTTATACTTTTTCCATTCATTAATAATTCAATACCACCGCCAAAATTAGATGAGGGTTTTTTTGATATAATATCTTCTATTTCGTTATCTATATTGGACTCATTTATCTTGAATTCTGGAATTTGAAAATTATCAATGTTTAAAGTTTCGGGTTCTATTTCTATAATATCCATTAAAACTATTATGATAAAACTAGAAGTTTAATTTTTAAATACTCCGCAATATATATTATATATTAATTAATTGTTAATTATTTATTAATAGTTAATTATTAATAGCTATTTATTAATAAATAATTATTTTAATATATTGAAATTTTCTAAATAATAAATTCCTTGTAAAAAACAATCTGCTAAGTCATCTTTCTTTGAGTGTTTAACAAAAAAGGCTAGTTCTGGGGACATATTTTTATGTTCTAATAGTTGTTTTGTAAAATAAATACTGAGTTTCTTCCGTTCATTATATGATAACTTTTTATCTTTAGCATCACAACTTTCTTTATAATCACTTATATATTTACTTTCTTTACTAACAAATAATTTTAACTTATTTGTTGCTGATATAAATTTAATATTATAATTATTACAATCTATAAAGTATTGAGATATCATACCCTGAATAGTTTTCATTCTATTAGCAATAGGACTTATTTGATTTTCTAAAATAATTTGATCAATACTAGATAAATCAATATTTTTAAATAATTCATTTAATTCGTTTTTTATACTAATTCCTATATCTATTAAATTTACATTGTTTGCGTTAACAGTTTCAATTGCTTCAAAACAAGTAGAATTTAAAAATTCTTCTAGTAATTTTATTAACGATGCCTTATTTATGGGTTTCTCTATTTTAATTTGATATTGTTCAATCAATAATGAGAGATTGGCAACAGATTGTTTATGAAGTGTTTTAATATTGCACGTTGGCAAACTATATTCCGTTTTTTTTGTATGATTTTTACAATAAAAAACATTATCTTTATGAAATTTTGCTTCTTTTGAGCATGATTCTTGATTACACGAAATTAATTTGTTACATAAATTGATCACATCCCATTTTATGATTTTAAAATCTCTAAAATCTTGCAGATCTTTAACATTAGTATTAGCATTAGTATTCATTTTTTTATCTATAACATCACATTCTAATAGTACATATGCTAAATTTTTAATGCCAATATCTATGCTTAATATTTTCATAAGTATTATAGGTTTGTTATTATTAATATTATATATTATTAATATTATATAATATTTATACATTATATTTATACATTATAATAAAAATTTATTTATAAGCACCCACACATACCGAATAATTTAATCTATAAACGTAATACATGAGTATAAAGGTTAAAAAATAGGATGTTGCGAAACCAAGTATCTTGTAATTCATTTTATATAGAGCTATTATTATTCCTATAACTGCTAAAAGAACTGCTGCTAAACTAAAATATCCTAAATAATAAAAAAACATACAATGCTCTTTGCCAAAAGGAGCCATTAAACCATCTAGAAAAGTCATTTTATATTATAAAATATTATAAAAATAGTATAAAAATAGTATAAAATATTATAAAAATATTATAAAAATATTATAAAATATTATAAAAATAAAAAAATCTATTCGTTAGCTCTAATTACATACTTTGAAACATGTTTTTGAGCATCTAATTGTTGTCTTGACAAATATACATTTTTCAAATCACTTGTTTCGTATCCATATGGTTGATCGCGTGATAAAATTGACTTAAAAATGTAGGGACTTTGTACATTAGTCAAAGGTTCTGATTTATAATTTGAAGTTGTACCACACTCAATACAAGAAATATATTGATTATTTTGTATAATAGCATCCGCATTTACTTGTAAATATTTTCTGTAATCACTGTTATTTTTAATATTTTTATTATTTTGAAAAACACTATCATTAAGAACAGACGAATAATAATTGCTAAATAATCTTGTATCGTCCATTAAAGGCGGAAAATTGAAGTGAATATTATTTGAACCACTATAGCAAGTTCCCCAACTCATATAATTAATATTATATTATGTAATAATATTAATTATTTACAGATTTTATAAAATATAACTTACAGATTTTATAAAAGTTATTTTAAAATAAATCAGGATTCATTTTTTTTGGAAGTCCGTGACCAAACATTACCATATATATTAGAACACAAGCGGCCAACAATATACTTCTATTTTCAGCAACAATATGTCTTTGACCAAGACCATAAATCATAATTATATACAATAACACACCGACTATAACCGAATGAATTACCATGACTATACCTCGCTCCATCATTTATATATAAATACCATATTATATTACTAATTCTTACTATTGATTTTGTAATAATTTTACTAAATCAGATTTTTTCATTTTTTGAGAAGTTTCATTATCTGTTAAATTTTTAGTGACAACCAAAGTTTTTAAATCATCAACTTTCATCTTTGAATAATTTTTTCTTTCACCGACTTTAGTATCTGAATTTGAATTCTCAATATTTTCTAAATTTATGATTCTTGGATTATCGTTTGTTTCTAAAGTAAATGAATCCAAGTTTATAGGTAAATTTCTTAGAAATGTTTCGTCATCAATATTCGAAATAGTTTGATCGTCTAATTTAATATTTTCTAAACTTACTAATTTTTCTTCCATGTCTTCTATTTCTCCTAAGTCTTCTAAGTCTTCTAAGTCTTCTAAGTCTTCTAAGTCTTCTAATTTATTATTAGAAATTGTTAAATTTTCTGAAACTTTTGTATCTTCATCTTCGGTATCTTCGTCTTCGTCTTCATCTTCGTCTTCATCTTCATCTTCATCTTCATCTTCGGTATCTTCAGTACCTTCATCTTCACCTTCATCTTCACCTTCATCTTCACCTTCATCTTCACCTTCATCTTCATCTTCCGAATCTTCTTCGTCAGAAACAGATATTTTTTCTCCTAAATTAATTTTTTTTATTTTATCAAATTCTACATATTCTGTTGTATTATTCTCAGTAATAGAATCATTGTTTTTATTAATATCAACAGAGGTGTTTGCTAAACATAGACGATGCATTTGAACATTATAATTTATAATAAAATTTTGTAAAATTTTACCATGCTCTATTACACTTTTTTCTAATAAATTTAGTCTCCTATAACAATATAACATAATTCCACCACTTATTAGTAAAATTAATCCTAATGTTAATAAAAATCCCGAATCTATAAATTTAAATAAAAATGACATTTATATTAATGTTTAATTATATTATTTTAAGTATTGTTTAACGAATAATATTAATTAATTTTTCATAGTCGTAATAATATTTTCTGGGTAATTTAAATCTTTGAGAACCTTCATTGCGCCTTTTACTTTTGAAATACCTTTTTTAATTTTATAAGTATATTCAAAATCTGTAGCATTATTATTTACTTTCATGTAGAAATTATTGTTTTGTTTATTTAATTTCTTACACAATTTAGTATAATGTGTTGTTAAAACATAATCTATATTATTGAATTTATTTAAATAATTTAAATAACCATAGGCACTATCAACTGCTTCGTCTGGATTTGTCCCACTATATAACTCATCAAATACGCAAAAGTGATTTTTTGTAGAATTATTTTCTATTGTTTCTAATATATTTTTACATTGTCTTGCTTCTGCTTGATATAAACTATCGCGCCCTCCTGTATCTGGAATATTTATATAACAATGAATATAATCATATATTTTTACAGAGGCACTATTGAAAAATCCGCACCCTATTTGTTGAG